TTTAGCCATGATAACGCAGGCTGAATATGCGCGCCGCTGCGGATTCTCTCGGCAATATGTGCACGAGATGGTCAAGAAGGGTGTGGTCCTTCTGACCAATGGGAGAGTCGACCCCTTGCAGGCCGATGCGGCGTTGATTGCAATAAGGCATCCTGCCAAGAAACGCCGCCGGAAGGATGGAGGAACTCTGCCTGAGGTCGCCGCACGGCAGTCTGCGTCAGGAACACCTGGCGACAAGACTGACCTACCGATGATGCTTCTGAAAAGCCGCATCAAGAGCGAGGTCGGCCGAGGGATAATTCTCGATATCAAGGCGAAGGCAGAGGCTGGGAAATATATCTATGCCAACGAGGTCAGCGTTGCCGCATTCAATCGGGCGCGGATCGTACGTGACGGGATGTTGAATATCCCGGACAGGATTGCGCCAATTCTCGCGGCCGAGGATGACGAGGCCAAGGTTCACGAGATACTTGTCGCTGAGATCAGGATGGCGTTGGAGGAGTTGAGTGGCGGAACGAGCGGTAGCGCGGCCACGATCGGCTGAGGAAATCTACGGAGAATCGTTCGATCAGGGGCTCAGGCCAGACCCGCTTCTGACTGTTTCAGAATGGGCAGACAGGCACAGACGATTATCGGGTCGCGCGTCGTCAGAGCCGGGACCGTGGCGCACAAGACGAACACCATATCTCCGCGAGATCATGGACTGCCTATCGCCAACATCGAAGATTGAGCGGGTGGTTGTCATGAAGGGCGCTCAGCTCGGGCTGTCGGAGTGTGGCAACAACTGGATAGGCTACGTCATCCACCATGCGCCGGGGCCTATGCTCGCGGTCCTGCCTACGGTGGAGATGAGCAAGCGAAACTCAAAGCAGCGCATCAACCCGCTGATCGAGGAAAGCCCGGTGTTGCGCAGGTTGGTGGCGCCATCACGAGCGCGTGATTCTGGCAACACCGTGCTGGTCAAGGAGTTCCCCGGCGGCGTGCTCGCCATGACTGGCGCTAATTCGGCTGTCGGTCTGCGATCGATGCCTGTTCGATACCTATTCCTGGATGAGGTCGATGGATATCCCGGTGATGTGGATGGCGAAGGTGATCCCGTAGCGCTGGCCGAGGCGCGGACGCGCACATTCGCGAGGCGGAAGATCCTCATCCTGTCGACGCCGACGGTGAAGGGCGCGTCACGGATCGAGCGCGAGTATGAGAAATCTGACCAGCGACGCTACTTCGTGCCGTGTCCGGAATGCCGAGAATTACAATGGCTTAAATTCAAGCAGTTGAAATGGACGGGTGGCGCACCGGAGACGGCTGCATATGCGTGCGAGAATTGCGGAACCCTTATTGATGAACGGCACAAGACGTGGATGCTCGAACGCGGAGAATGGCGCGCGACGGCCGCGCCCGAACACGATGACGGGCGCACCGCCGGATACCATATTTCGAGTCTCTACAGTCCGGTGGGCTGGCGGAGTTGGGCACAGATCGCGTCCGCGTGGCTCGCGGCACAGGGATCTGATGCCGCGATAAAGTCGGTGAAAAACACGGACCTTGGAGAGACGTGGGTGGAGACGGGTGAGGCGCCGGATTGGACCCGTCTCTACGATCGGCGCGAGGATTATCGAGTTGGTTCCGTTCCCAGCGGAGGGCTATTCATCACGGCCGGCGCCGACGTGCAGAAGGATCGCATCGAGGTCTCTGTCTGGGCCTGGGGCCGTGGCAAGGAGCGGTGGCTCGTGGAACACCGCGTCCTTGATGGCGACACGTCTCGCGATGACGTATGGACCGCGTTGTCTGGTCTGCTTGATGAGACCTGGGAGCATGCGACCGGCGCACGACTCGCGCTCCGCAGACTCGCCCTCGACACAGGATATGCGACGAACGAAGCCTATGCCTGGATTCGCCGGCATCGCCTGAGTGTCGTCATGGCCGTGAAGGGCGTGGAGCGAGGTGGTGTGCTTATCGGCATGCCGAAGGCCGTGGATCTCAACGCAAAGGGCAAGCGCGTGCGGCGCGGATTTCGCCTCTATCCGGTGACAGGCGGTATTGCAAAACTCGAACTCTTTAACGGCCTCGCCAAGGATGCGCCGACGGACGAAGAAATTGCCGATGGCAAACCCTATCCGACGGGAGCGGTTCATCTGCCGAAAGTCGACGCAGAGTATTGCAAGCAGTTATGTTCAGAGCAACTGGTGACGAGTAAGAACCGCCGCGGATACGCGGTCAGGCAATGGCAAAAGATGCGCGAGCGGAACGAGGCGCTCGACTGCGCCGTCTATGCCCGCGCCGCCGCTGCGTTGTTCGGGCTCGACCGATTCGGAGAGCGGCACTGGCGTGAGTTGGAGAGTGGGTTTGTGATGGACGGGGATGAAGAACCTGTTGCGGCAACGGCACCGCGCCGACGGACGCGTCAAAAATCGGTCAGCCGGTGGATGTCGCGATGATCTCGTTCTCTCGCATCACACCTATCGCGGATTGTCTCTGCCCGGCGTGTCGGCAACGTAGGAAGTTGGAATCGAAGCGTGACATCGCGAAGGGTGTGCTCGTCGGTCATCGACCGTTCGTGACAGGTCTGGACGGTCCGCTCTTTCCGGCAGACGACGAGGATATCATCGACATGATCGGTGCACTCGACGACGCCATCGACCAGTTGGGAGAGACCAACCATGGGCCGGCACGCAGGCGACGCGAGCGATCGGTTGGCGCATGGATGCGGCGGCAGGGACGGCTTAGAGAAGGAGGCGTGAGATGGTAGACGTTGCGACGCTGACCGCGCGCCGAGACGCGCTGATCAAGCAAAAGGACTCTGGCGTCGCGACGGTGACATTCGACGGCAAGACTGTTCAATATCGTGGGCAACCAGAGATCGAGCGCGCCATCGCCGACCTGACACGACGCATCGACACGGTCGGCGGGACGACGCCGAAGCGGCGGCTCATCATGTCGGCGGGAAAGGGACTGTAGATGCCGTTCGACTTGCGTCTCGGCCCGTTCCATCTGCGCATCGGCGCGGCGGCGCGACCGGGATATGAGGGCGCGTCGATCAAGGCGCGTGCCCGGCATTTTGTGACATCGGATACCTCGCCGAGCAGCGTCACAATCACCGACGCAGCGATGATACGCGCGCGCGCTCGTCAGCTTGTGCGCAACAACCCGTGGGCATCTAATGCCGTCGAGGCATGGGTGACGAACTGCATCGGCTCGGGAATTCGTCCGCGCCCACAGACATTAGACCCCGATCTCAAGCGGCGCATCATGGCGCTGTGGACGCGCTGGGTATCGGAGGCCGACGCCGATGGCATGCTTGATTTCTATGGCATGCAGGCGCTGGTGACGCGCGAGCAGATGGAGGCGGGCGAGATCATCGTTCGCAAGCGCCTGCGCAGGCCCATCGACGGGCTCGCCGTGCCGATACAGTTTCAGATGATCGAGGCCGATCATCTTGAGTTTGACTTCACACGCGCCGCGTCACCGGGGATAGATACCATCCGCGCCGGCATCCAGTTCGACCTGCTCGGGCGCCGCGTTGCCTATCACCTTCTGCGCGACCATCCGGGAGGCAGTGCGCTGACCTTCGGCGCGAGCATCCGCAGTGTCGTTCCTGCGAACGCCATTATGCACGTCTTTAAGCCACTGCGCGCCGGGCAGATACGCGGCGTCTCAGGCTTTGCGGCCGTGCTCATGAAACTTCTCGACCTCGACCAATACGACGATGCCGAGGTTGTGCGGAAGAAGACGGCGGCGCTATTTACGGGGTTCATCACGTCAACGCTCGATGAGGATTCGGTAAGCGCCGGTGACATCGGTACGTCGGCTGGAGACAACAGCATATCTGGCGAGGACGGTGCGCGGCGCGTTGATCTTGAACCAGGCATGATGCAGCTTCTAGATCCGGGCGAGGATATCAAGTTCTCAGACCCGGCGGATGTCGGCGGTTCATATGAGGCGTTCCTCAAGATGCAGCTTCGTGCAGTCGCCTCGGGCCTCGGCGTGACCTATGAGCAACTCTCCGGAGACCTGTCGGGCGTGAACTTTTCGAGCATCCGCGCCGGGCTCATCGAGTTTCGGCGCCGTTGTCTCATGCATCAGGCGCAGATCATAAATCATCAGTTCAACCAGCCCGTGTGGGATGCGTGGTTTCGACAGGCGGTTTTGTCCGGTGCGCTCGATATCGGACGTGGCGCCAACATTGCCGACCCTGATATTTCCGGTGTGAAGTGGATAGGCCAGGGATTCGAGTACGTGAACCCGCTGCAAGATCAACAGGCGCATCTATCGGCCAATCGATCCGGTTACAAGAGCCGGGGGCAGATTGCTACTGAGATGGGGCGCGACCCGGAAGAGTTGGAAAACGAGATAGCGGAAGAGAACGCGCGCGCCGATGCGCTTGGTCTGGTGCTCGATTCCGATCCGCGCAAGGTGGCGAAATCGGGCGGGGCTCAGCCGCCCGATATCTTCGCGCCCGCTACGACAAATCAGGGAATGGGGCCATGACCGGCTTTCCACAACTCGCATTGCCGAGGGTGGCGGCTCGAATATTCGGGTCGCCGCTTTTGATTCAGCCCGACAAACTCGATGCGATCATGGCGGTACTGCGCCCGCGCTTTCTTGGGCAGCACGCCAAGAGCGATCCCATCGCGGCATTTGGCGCATCGCGCGAGCACCATGACGATGACAGATTGACGCGTCTCGAGAATGGCGTCGCAGTCATACAGATTGTTGGAACACTGGTGGCTGCGCCGAGCGGGGTTCACCCGGTTTCCGGCATGACGAGCTATGGACAGATCGCCGACGCCGTCACGGCGGCGGTCGAAGACGATACTGTCAGCGCCATTCTGTTGGAGATTGATAGCCCGGGCGGCGAGGCGAACGGCGTCTTCGATCTCGCTGACATGATCTTCAAGGCGCGCGGGTCCAAGCCGATCTGGTCTGTCGCAAACGAGATGGCGCTGTCCGCCGCCTATGCCATCGCCAGTGCGACAGACAGGATCATCCTGCCGCGCACCGCGTCCGTCGGAAGCGTCGGCGTGGTATCGGTTCATATCGACGAGTCCGGCGCCGACAAAAACGCGGGCCTGGCCTTTTCCTACATCTTCGCCGGAGCGAAGAAGGTTGACGGCAACCCGCACGCTCCACTCTCTAAGCGCGCTCGCGGTGACATTCAGGACAAGATCGACACAGTGTTCACAATCTTTTCGGAGAGCGTGGCGCGCGGGCGCCGGTTGAGCATCGAGGCGGTGACGGCGACGGAAGCGGGGGTTTTCCTTGGTGCCGACGCCGTTGGGACAGGATTCGCCGACGAGATAGCGACGTTCGATGACGCACTTGCGAGCCTGTCGGCAAAGCAATCTACCGGCAAGGTCTTCACCATGACCGGCCTAAATATGTTCGGCACCATGTATGCCGGCGTCGTCGAGAAGCCGTTCAACAACTTCTTCACCATCGGCGGGGGCTCCGCGCACGATCGCGGTCAGAAGGGTCCGGATCAGAAGGCAATAGACAGCAGCACCTTCGCCGTCGTCCAGGAAAAGCGTGGCGGCGGCAAGCCGACAAACACGGCCGTCATCCTTCGCAAGACGACTCGTGTCGAGGCCGAGGCCAAGGCGCGCGGTGTCGCCGAACGTGAGATGAATACCGACCTCGTGGTCATCCTCGGCCAGAAATGGGGCGAGGATCAGGGCGGCGTCGAGGTCTTCCGCGACCGCATCGGTTTCGGCTGGGAGCCTAACGCCAAACCCACAAAAGGAATTTCAGAGCGTGGCGGTCCCGCCGCGCACACCCATGCCATTGAAAAGGAGGCTCACATGCCTGATGGCAAAACTCCCGAGACCGTAATCTCGGCGGAGACGGCGGGCGCCGAAAAGACCGCGCAATCCATCGCCGAGAAAACCATTCCAGCGAAGGCGACCGGCGAAGTCATCGATTTCGGCAAGGCTCGCGATGAGGGACGAAAGTCGGCGCTCGCCGATGTGAGCGTCATCCTCGAACTCTGCGATCTCGCCGGCATGCCGCAACTCGCCAAGGGCTTCATCGATGCCGGGACAAGCGAGACCGACGTGCGCGTCAGCCTGTTGGAGGCGCGCGCAAAGGCATCCGACGCCTCCGAGGTTGCATCTCGCCACGACGTCAACAACAACGCCGCCCCTGACGCCGATGCCGGTGCCTTTTGGCGCAAGGTCATGTCGCGTCGCGGCGTCCTCAAACCCTCTGCGAAGGGAGCGTAGATCATGACGACTCTCACTCAAACGCTGCCGGGAGCCGGCGGCTTTCTCAAATCCGAGGCCGACGGCACCCGCTCGCGCCAGGCGATCACACTGGCATCCGGGCAGAATCTCACCGCCGGCGCTGTCATCACCGGCATCGCCGGAGCGATTACGTCCGCCGCCGACGCTGGCAACACCGGCAACGGCGCCATGGGCGCGGTGACCGGGCTCGCTGGCGTTGCGGAAGGCGATTACGAACTCGTGATTATCGAGACCATCGCCGCCGCCGGAGCGTTCTCGGTCACCGGCCCGAACGGCTCCGTCGTTGACACCGGCAATGTCGGGGCGGCGTTCGCCAACGAGATCAGTTTCACGCTCGCTGAC